TTAAGCTCCGCAAAGGAGAAAAAACCATCTCCGACATCCAGGTAATGCAAGCCACAGGAGTAAGCGAATACCAGATCGCCCAAAAAATCTTCGACGACATACCCCGCTGCATTAAGGGCATCGACGTGAGAAAAGAGATCATGTTCCAACAGGGGCTATCCTCTGGCTTCACTCTCGTGGAAGATACCGAAAACACCGGCGTAGGCATCCGCGTAGACTTCGGATACAAAGCCGAACACCTCTTCCGGTCCAAGATAGCCTGGGGAAACTCCGGCTATGTTCCGCAAGATGACATCGACGAAGTATTCGACGCCGCCGAAGCTGACGGAAACAAAATCACCGTGGTCATGATGAGCCAGAAATACTTCAACCTTTTCAAAAACTCAACACAGGGGAAAGTAATCTCGGCAAACTACAGCAACTACATCTACACCTCCACCGCCAACCTCCCCGTTCCCAGCCGGGCCAACTTCCTGGCAGCCCTGGAGGATTTATACGGCGCCCGATTTATTCCTGTTAACAGCTCCTTCCGTATCGAAAAGAACGGAGTACAGAGCGTCGTTCGCCCCTGGGTGGAAGCTAACATCGTATTCCTTTATGACAACGTCGTAGGTCGCCTGGTTTACGGTAACGTGGCCGAAAAGAACAACCCCGTCGCCGGAGTAACCTACCAGGAAGCCGGGCAAGGAACCCTCGTGAGCAAATACAGTAAGACAGACCCCCTGGAGGAATTCACAATGGCTCAAGCCCTCGCCCTCCCCGTGATAGACGGAGCAAGCTCCATCTACCTGATGGAGGCCAACAAGGCAGCCCTGGCCTTTGACCCGACATCCCTCAGCTTTGCTAAGACTGCCGACACGACAGGTAAGGTTGTAACAGTAACCACCGACGCCGCCAGCCTGGTAAGCGCTGTGCCTGCCGCTGAAGGAACCTGGGCCACCATGACGATAACTGGCCTCAAAGTTAAGGTTAAAGTTGCCGCCAACAGCGAAGAGGCTGCACCGGAACGTACTACAACGATAACCGTGACCGACAGCAACGGCGACACCGGAACCTTCACCGTTACGCAAGCCGCTAACGTCTAAACCAACACGATAAAAAATGGCTGAACTATCTATACATACTACCCTGGATGATAGCGGGATCGGCACATACGTTGCAGATGCCCTACGCAGCCTTACCTCCTACCCCATACCGCAACGGACTATCCTCGAGATAGCCGTTGCCAGGGGTTTGAGCCTCGAAGATGGCGTAACACCGGAGCTAAGAGCCAGCGCGCCCTTTCAGCTCGCAAGAGCCGACACCATGCTATGGCTCTCCACCGCACCGGACGTATCGCAGGGAGGAATCTCCTACAGCTTTTCTACCGAGCAACGCACCACGCTACGACAGGGAGCAATGTCCCTGTACTTTACCTACGGAGAGGATGCCGTAAGCGTACCGAAATCCATCTACGGGTATAAAGGGGACAGGCTATGATCATCGAAAACGGAACAATACAAGTCCAATCAACGGAAACCGGGGGAGGAATAGACCCCACCACCGGCTACCCCGTTACCGCGACAAGCACCTGGAGCAATGCCATCGCTTGTCAATATCGCACCAACACCTTCAGCTACCGGGGCAAGACAAAACCCGGCGAAGCCTTCACCATCGCCTCCTACGAGATACTCATCGAGGCAGCAGCAGACTTCACCCCGGGCCGCATACGGCTACTGAACGACAAGGGCGAAGAGCTTGGAGAGTTTACCGTAATCGAACACGAACAGCTCAACGAAGTGGGAATATTAAGAATCCTCGTATAATGGCAGCACGACAGATCACACCCCAGAGTCAGGTTGAAGCATACCTCGACGACAAGCTCCAAAGGCTTGAAAAAAAGCTAATCTACAACCTAAACTACCTGGGAGAGCGCTGCCTGATCGCCGCCAGAGATACAAACAGCTACCGCGACCGCACCGGTAACCTTCGCAGTTCAATAGGCTACATTGTAGCCAAAGATGGTCTCATCATTGAAAGCAGTAGCTTTCAAACCGTAAAGCAAGGGGGACAGGGCGCAAAAGATGGCAAAGAATATGCCCGCCGACTCGTGAACCGCTTCCCAAAAGGCATCGTGTTGATCATTGTAGCAGGCAAAGAATACGCCGCCTACGTTTCAGCACGATACGATGTTCTGGATTCAGCCGAGCTTCTGGCCGAAAAGCTACTGCCCGGTATACTGAAAAAACTCGGATTTCTAAACTAAACAAAGGGAATGAAAACAGCCAAAGAAGTACAGACCGAAATAATGGCCCTCCTGCGTGGGACAACCCTCATAGACAGCACCATATCGGGAATACTATACCGCTCCGGCTACCGACCCAGGGACAGCAAAAAAGAAGATGCTGTCGTAATATTCACCACCGGCCTGCCCGGGCAGATACAAACCGGCGTCGTAGCCATCAATATCTACGTGCCGGATATCCCCCTCGCCAATGGCCTAATGGTAGAAAACGGCGCTCGCTGCGACACCCTCGAAAAGGCGGCGCAAGCATGGGTCAACACACTCACCGCGCACCGTTCAGATTACATCTTCGAGCAACAACAGACCATCTACACGGAAGCAGACCCAGACATTCAGCAACATTTTATCGTCGTAAAACTAAAGTACAAATTTTATTAAATCACACTAAAAACAAATACCAATATGGCAAAATTATCGTGGGGAAAACCCAAAGTAGAATTTACAGCCGCCATCAACGGAGCACCCGCCATCGGCGCTGTATGGACACCGTTCCCGGAGATACGCCAAGACACCGCCAAGCTTGCCACAACCAAAGGCAATAAAAAAGAAGCACCCCAGGAAGGGGGCGGCATCGTCGACGTGCGCTACGAGCTCAATAAATACCTCTTTGAGCTGGAAATCTTCGTAAAAAAAGGCGACTCCAAGCCCATCGACGACACCGACGGACTCATCGCATCGAACTATGCCGTAAGGCTCACGCCTGAAGATGAGGCCTGCGAGGGATTTATTCTTGAAAACTGCGTCGTAACCGTAGAAGAAAGCTATGCCGCCGCAGACGGCAAAGTATGGAAGTACTCCTTTGACGCCATCAAGCCCGCTTCCGGAAACATCCTCAAAGCCTATACGGCCAATAATCTGGTAATCACACCCTCGGCACTGTATTTCAGTGATGATGCCGACGCGACAGGTAAAACCCTCACCGCCGCCTCCACCGGCGACCTGACTGCCGCCAGCTCGAGCGAGGACTGGGCTACCGTCACAAAGGCTGGAAAAGTTGCCACCGTAAAAGTGACAGCAAACGAAGGAGCAACCGTGCGGACCGCCGTCATCACCCTTACGGCCGACGGTAATACCTCCTACATCCTTGTATCGCAGATACCAGCCTAACCACCGTGCACCTGACCCCACAAGCGGAGGGGGGCAATCCTCCGCACCCGGCGGGATAGAGCAATAGGCAGCTCGTTAGTTCCATTTACTAAAAATGCAGGTTCGACCCCTGCTCCCGCAACAAACAAAAAACCAGACCTATGGCCAGACAAAAGCAGATCACCAACAAAAAAACCACCGAGCAACGGACGGGGGACACTATACTACAAAAGGAAATCTCCGTAACCCTCGACGGGCGGGACTACACCGCAGCTCCGCCCTCCGTTGCCACCCTCATCCTTGTATCGGAGCTCGTCTCCACCCTGCCGAGAATAAAGACCGACAACACAAAAGACATCCTCGGACAAGTGCTACGCATAGCACGCGACACCACCGCCCTGGGCGACATCCTTGCCACCCTCATCCTCGGGGCCAAAGCCATACGTCAAGAAAAAAATAAACCACTAAACAGGGTCCGGCGACTCCTGCACATAAAACACCAGACACACTACCAAAAACTGGCACAGGCAGCCCTTGACCTTGCGCCCACCAACTTAGAGCAAGAAACAGCCCGCATACTTAGCTCTATGGAGGTCGGCGATTTTTTCGGCTTTACCGCTTCCCTGATAGAGATAAACCTGCTGCGGCAGACAAGGGAGGCGGGAACGACAGCATCTGGGCGATAGTCGCCGGGGTAATGAAAGCGTTCAACCTACCCCCGGAATATGTTTTATACGACCTCTCCTACGCCAACATTCTCCTATACAGCGCCGTACTACCATCATACGATACTGGCAGAGAAAAAAGCAAGGACAGCGACACGATACGGGCCGACGACCCGGAAAATAAAGAGCAGGTAAGAAAAATACTTTTTGAGCAATAAACGCTATGGTAAACGACGAAGGTAAAATATATTATGGCATCGGACTGGACAACGAGCAGCTTGCACGGGACGCCGACCGCTCCAAGAAACTCATCTCTGGCATAGGCGATAAAACGCAAGCCGAAGGCTCACGCATAGACAAAACCTTCGTAAAGCTCGGAGGCATCATGGCCGGCGTTTTTACCATGCAAAAGGCCGGGCAGTACATCCAGCAGATAGCCCGCGTAAGAGGCGAATTCCAACAGCTCGAGGTCGCCTTTAAAACTATGCTCGGCAGCAAAAAAGAGGCCGACCTCCTGATGGACCGCACCATAGACTTCGCCGCCCGAACCCCTTTTGACCTCACCGGCGTAGCACAGGGCACAAAGCAGCTCCTCGCCTACGGCTCGCAAGCCGAAAGCGTTACCGACGAGCTGCGAATGCTCGGTAACATCGCCGCCGGCCTCTCAATACCGCTAAACGACATCGTCTACCTATACGGGACAACACGCACCCAGGGGCGCCTTTACACTATGGACCTGCGACAATTCATGGGGCGAGGCATACCCCTTGCCGAGGAGCTCTCAAAACAATTCGGCGTCGCCAAAGACCGCGTCGGAGAACTCGTCACCGAAGGAAAAGTCGGATTCCCACAAGTTGAGATGGCGCTCCGCAGCATGACAAGCGAAGGTGGAAAATTTTACAACCTCATGGAGGAGCAAAGCAAGACCATCACAGGGAAAATGTCCAACCTGGGCGACGCCGTACAACAAATGAATAACGCCATCGGGAAGTCCCTTGAGAAAGTCATAAACGCCGGCCTCGACAGCGCCTCCTGGGCCGTAGAGCACTACAAAGAAATAGGCAATCTCATCGGAGGCCTCGTCGTCAGCTACGGGGCATACCGGGCCGCCCTGATCACCTTTAATGCCGTTCGCCGGGGAAGCAACCTCCTCCTTAAAGAAGCCGTAATTCAAAAATCCATTGCGGCCCTCGCCGGCAGCAAGCTAACCACCGCCGAAGCCATGCAAGCCGCCGTAACCCTGCGACTCGCCCGGGCGAAACGCTCATTAATAGCCACCCTTAAAGCGCTCAACAAAGCCATCCTCTCCAACCCGTACATCCTGGCCGCCGCCGCCGTTGCTGCCCTCGCCCTTGCCATTTACAAGCTCGCCACACAGCAGAGTGCCGCCGAGAGGGCAACGCAAAAATACAGGGAGGAACAGGAGCTCCTAAAGGAGCAATCCGAGGCCCTGAA